CAACTGAAACAATGTGCAAAACCTTCGGGGTACTTCTGTCCATTCTTATATTGAGATCTGATCAGAATTCCAAATGACGGTTTTCGTTCATTTCCATCGCTATGAAATGGACAAAAACATTGATACCAGTCTCCTGATACTTTGTGTGTCCTTATTAGACCATGCTGAGCAAGTGTATTAACTATCAGTTCTACGTCCATTGAATCTTACCTTACTATATCCACAACAGCCATATAAAGCATTATGAATAACTTTGAAATTGTGCACTATATTTACTGGTAGATCATTATTTTTAATAAGCGAAGTTACAAATGCAATTGTTTCATTGAGCACAACAGAATCTATAGGAACATGACGTTTATGTCGCGTGTAACAGCCTAGCACATGTAGTATTGCCGACAATATATTTAGCTCATACAGAAATTCATAACTATTAGATGCAGAATCTAAGCTATTCCACATATCAGATATCATTTCAAATGATTTATGTATATCGTCAGCAGAAATCGATTGAATCATATCTACACCTCAATTAAAATTCAACATCTTCGTAGTTATCATCCCAAGGCATTGTACTTGAATCTGCAAGAGTTGCAGATGTATTTGATGTGATAGTTGGCATCTGAACAGATGGTTTTATCATTGTCGTAGCAACGTCATCATCACCTCCAGGTAGATACTGCATGTTTCCGGTATTAACATCCCAAGCATAACTGAGAACAGGTTTCTGATTGTTTGCTGTACGAGACTTCTCTAATCGAATGTCCAGGACATGTTTATCAAATATTTGTCGGATCGCAAATGCTTGCGTAGCAATTCGTCCTGGATGGTCACTTCCTTCAATGTTGTATAATGACGGAAATGGATCACCTTTATCATCTCTACATTCTTTGGTTTCTCTATTTGCTTGCATAGCAACTACAACAACACAACCATATTGTTTACTTAATTTAAATAAACTAGTACATATATTCTTATATCGAATGTAATCTGTATCGGCTTTGTTAACATCGGTCATATAAGATAGACCATCAATGATGAGTAATTTAATTCCGTGCTTTTTCACAAGCTGCTCAAGCCCTAAGATGTTTACCTCATTTGAAGGCATATCCTTATCTTCTAGTACAAAAACACTTGTATCTTCTTTCATCAAATTTTTGATATATTCATAATAGTTAGCATCATATTTTCCCTGATGTAACTGACTATTCTGAAAGTGCCCGCGCCATGTATCAAATCGAGTTCCAAGATAAGAAGCTTGCATCTCCGGAGAATAATAGAGGACCGGAAATCCATGTTTCTGCGCAGACTCCATTATCTTTGTACAGACCCAAGATTTACCTGTATTAGTACGAGCAAATATCAGCACTAATTCCTCAACTGTTGAAAATCCTCCATACATCAATTTATCAATCTCAGCAAATCCAGTAGGAATTCGCGCTTGCTTGTTAAATTCAACTATCTGATCACTTCTGAGTTTAGCATCTTTGACAATGTCCATTGGATGCGTATTTGATAATTCAGAAACTTTATCGCATTGTCTAGATAAATATTGCCAAGCTTCCGTTACATCTCCGGCACCTAGATCCTTCAACTTATTAAAGGTCTCAATCAGCATTATGTGCTGTTTGTTTTTTCGCATCTCCTCAGACAAGTAAGAGAGCGGTTCAGCAACTGATACTAGATTAATTTCTGGAAATTCTGACTGAAAAGTAAATACATCCGGTACAGATCTATATTGTTGCCTGTGCTGAAATATAAAATGAATATGCGGTTTGAAAACTGAATAATATGACTCATCGAACTCAAGCAACGAATCTACTTCAGATTCGTCAGTGCTTGTAAGAATTTTTGATATTACTTGCAGCTCTATAGATGTGATCATGATTTCACCACCTTAGCTGCTTCAATGAGCTTTGTTTTTAGAAGAGAGAAAAATCTACTGGACTTACTGCTTACTAAATTTCCTAACGGAGGAGACACTATAAGTGTTGTATGTTCACCATCTTCACGTAGTTGCAGAAGATTGAGTAATGTTTGCGATTCAAAGTCCCCGAAATTGACATAATCAATACCAGATATGATAAGTACTTTTGCTGACTCTGCCCATATCTGCATATATTCAAGAGCTTCCATATCAGTTTTAGCTGACCAACTCTTCTTCATATCATCTAAGTATTTAGCGTACTTTAAATTGTATACAGTGCAATGAAGCCTACTACCTTGCCAATTACTGCATATAGCAGAATACGTAAATATGTCTGAATATTGAGCAGTTGTTCTGCGAGAAGACGACCCTACAACATATACTCCTGTTTTGTTTTCAATCTGAGACAACAAGGCCAAACTAGCATCATAATCAATTGTCATATCTGAAAATACAAAACTGCTTAGAGATATATTATTTCGTTCTAGAAGATACGATGTCTCTGCTAATGTAGGGCAAGACTTATCACAGAATGGTTCAATACAGTACGGAGTAAATATACAGTTATGCATTTTCAATTCTCCTTAGTACTGGATTTCGTGTTTGCTTGTATGATACACGAGCGCGCACACACTGACGTGCTATTTCAAGTATATCTGAATATCCGTATCTTATGTAGCTGGATATAGGCATAAACAATGTTAAAAACGGATCTAGAGAACCATACAGTGGATATTGATGTTCGATGTGTTTAACATCTCGTTCTAATAGATAACGTCTTACAACATATTCTTTGATATACTCAGATGTAAATGGAATTGTTTTAGATTCAGGAAGTGCATTCCAAATATCTGCAGTTCTGTATAACTGACCGTCTACTTCTATGTGTGAATAGAAACTCACAAGCTCATCATCAATTACTCGATACAACTTGAAAATATGTGGATATTTTATTAGATTGTCAATAAGTTGATTTTTTGTATATCCTTCAATTGGAAGAATACTGCCGAGTTCATCATCATTGTCTAACGTTGGTTGATATTCGTAGAGAGTAGCTGCACGCGTTTGAATGAATCTGTTCGGAAACAGTTTATATAGATCATCTGCAGTCATCTTAGAAACATCAGTTGTGCATGATATTTCATTTTGACGTTTTGGTATTTCAGGATATGATCGATATATTACATACGGAGTATTATCAATTAGTTGTGCTTTCCATGGATCTTTGATGTTAAACTGTGGAACTATAGGTGGCCTTAAATACAAGTCCTCTTTAGGCGTCGGAGGTGTGTCAAAAGAAGTTATCGGTACTGCGGGTTGAATAGGGCTGACCGGCTCTTCAGTTTTTGCTTCGTAGCTATCTACAATTGCTATGTCCCATATTATATCTTTTTCATTTATATATAGATCTTTAAGAATCGCTCTACAGATACTATCATCAGATATTTCACAATTGAGTACTTCCGCCGATTTCATTATTTCGGGTATGACATCATTAGAGATAACTATCAATGAGATTGAATTCATCACAGCTACAATGTGTTGACGCTGTCGATAGATTCCTGAATACACTTTAATAGCTGCAGAAACTACATTAGCGTGCAACGTAGAGAGCTGAGCTCTGCACGATGGCGGATATTTTAATTTATCTGGAATTTCAGAAAACTTTATTTTCATATTATCTAGTCCTTAATCAATTTACACTTTTTAAGCAACTCAGAATTCATCTTGTAGTCTTCATAAGCATCAAGAACTCCGGGATTGTATTGTCCACACAATCTGTATACACAATCTTCTGTAGGATACATCTCGTTATCTGATAATGAACATAACTGAGATAAACCATTATCTAACAATACATCCCACAAGACTGCAGCTGTTAGTGTAAGTTGTGAAGCGTCAGGATATCTGTTGAAAGAATATATGAAATACGGAACTGCATAAACATTAGAAGTATCTGTTTCAATAGATCTACACCATTCTTCAAATTTCTGTATGAATTGATCTTCTGTATCTACGTTTACATTGTATCCATATACAATAACGATATCTCGGATCCAACCTGGAACACGCTTCATATTATAATGAAAATTTGAACATGATTTTGTTAAGAATCTTGTTTTGAACCAATAATCTAATAATTCAGCACATTTTTGTGCACTGCGCAGTGATATGTGTTTAGTTACTAGAGTTTCAAACACCTTTGCATATTCTACTAACGCTTGTTTTCTTGATACTGAAGCTGTGTTAGATGTCGATACTGCAGAAGATACAGAAGACGTCGAAACAAATGATTTCAATCGATTAAGTTCAGCTTGCATACCATCTAAAACAGCAGCAATATCTGGATTTGAAGATTGTGAAAATTCGACTTCATCCATGTTAGATAAAGTTTCATCTTCAAGTATTGTATAGATGATTCTAACAACTTCGCTGCAAGTAGCTGCAACTTCTTTCAGACGAGCTTTCGACTTTCCATACATTGTATGCGAACTTTCTGAAATATCTTTAACATATCCTAACAGACGCTTCACCTGGAGTTCAGCACTGTTAATATCCATTGAGGCAAGTTACCTCCTTTGCTACAAGATGATATTAAAAATGAGTGTGACGTTCGTTTAGGCTACCTCATCAGCGAGCTACACACGATATCGCTACATATGGATCGGCACACTCAATAGCTGATGATGCAGATTGTAGTGCGGCCACTTTCTGCCGATAGCCCAAACGAACGCCGCACTCGTTGTTTGTATTTTGTATCTTCAACATTATTATAAGATAGATTGAATCATAAATCAATATTATTTGATTAAGATTTTATTAAATTATTTTTTCGCCATATGATTGTGTGTACAGTTTATAACGATTTGCATAATTGGTAAAAATTAAATACGCTATAATAAATATAATTCATTTTATTTCATATATAAATTCATATATTTCATATTTGTATTCATATATTTCATATATTGTTCGTCAATATACCCAATTTTGATTAAATTGATCTACAAAATACCCGGTTTTGGCCAATTTGATGATTTACAAAATACCCGGTTTTGGCCAATTTGATGATTCAATGATACAATAGCATTTTACAAAATACCCGATTTTGGCGAATTTGAAATTGTAAAAACACCCGGTTTTGGCGAATTTGAAATTACTTATATTATATAACGAATCTACAAAATACCCGGTTTTGGCCAATTTGTAAAACAATAATTTCATAAGATTTTCATAATCAGATATTGAATAAAAATTTAAAAATAAATTTTTGAATATCTATTGACTTTTTTATAATAATAATATAAAATAAACTTGTAGATAGAAGAAGATTGATCAAAAAATTTACGAAAAATTTTAACATACATAATCACATTATAGGAGGGTTGATATGAGTACATATTCAAGAGATTACATCAAACAGCGTACACTCGAAATATATAAATCTATGCCGCAAAACAAAGAGCAGCGCAAAGCTTGTTTGAAAGAACGTGATGAAATCATTGAGTTGAATTACACATTTTTTGGATACATAGCATCACATACATTTATAAATAATCCTTCTGTTACATATGAAGATAAATTGCAGTCAGCTCTTATGCACTTCTGTGAATGTTTTTGGTGGTACATGTGGGAGGGTGATGAAACACATAAAGGATATAGAACAGATTTGGCTTGGACTGTTTTCTTCAAACCGCGTATAGGTGAAATGATAGAGCGAGAATTGAATGAAGTAAAATATTCAATTCGACGCTCTTTATGTATGAA